GAATACAAGGGAGTTGGGATCGAAAGCCATCACTTAGTTCCCATAAGTATCTTATCTAGCTTGTCCTCTAATCTTCTCATTGCATCCATTATTTCGTGAATATCATCTTTTACATCATCCTTACGTGCATACTCTTCTCGTGTTTTGTTAAGGAGTATCTGTATTCGCTTGACCTCTTGGAACATTTTGTTAAATGCCCATCCGAATGGTACAACGACCATAGTCAGGATTATGTTCCAAAATAACATTGGGTCAATGCTTTCCATGATTCTTAACTAAATTCTTTTGTTTCATCAGCTAATTTTTTTGCGTAGGCAGTTTTAATTTCATCTGTCCATACACTATTGGCTATACCCTGCACTTCTGTGCTTTCTTTAGCTAAGTCATCTTCACTTATGTTTGGTGTTACAATGTGCCTTGAAAAACTTCTGCTTATTTCTGTTCCATCTTTTTTGATTACTGTAGCTGTGCGAACTTGTATGTATTTATATTCTCCTACAATTTCTATTTTATCTTGTATTGTTTCTTCTGTTAATGACATTTTTTTACTCCTATAATTATCTAATGTGCTGAGTAAGTTATTCCTATAGTAAATCTATCACCTGTATCAATATGTGATTGATTTAAACTTCCTGCACCTGTACCTTCTTCTGTTGACCTAAATTGTCCAACAGAAGCATTTGTTGAAACTAAAAAATTTACAAAATTACCTGAATTATGAGAAACTCCAATAGATGAATCATTGCTATCAAAAACAACTGAACCAACCGACCTATCGCTTAAATCTGTATTAGTGCCTGATGCAAATGGTAAACTAACAGTAACAACTCCACTTGGACTACTTTTACCAGTTATATGTATTTGACCTTGTAAATGTACCATTCTTCCAATTTTAACATATGATAATTTTGTAGCACTATCTCCTACTGTGTAACTACCACTAGTAGCTCCTGCAACTGTAGGAGTGTAAACTCCTTCTTCATAATCGTCAATCAACTCACTAGTCATACCAGTAGCATCACTAGTACTAGCAAAACTTATTCCATGCCCACTTGCAAAAGCTAAATCTCCATCTGCAAATGTGCCACCTGCTCCTAATAATCTTGCTGTATCACTTGCTCTTGTCATACCTTTACCCATCCTTTCGTATTATCTGCTTGATATACATCTTCATCCCACATATAAACACCATCATTAGGTTCTGTTAATGGTGCTTCCCATAAACAAGTTGTTTCATTAAGAACCCAAGATGGATAATTTTTTGGAGGTATAAAAGCATCTTTAGTTTCATCATATGTATAACCTAGACCTGCAAAATTTTTTCTTAAAGGTGTGCCACCTAATTGATGAACACCACCAAATGTATTATATGATGTTTGTTTATATACATCTCCAGTTCTAGCTGTCAATTCATCTTCCTTATCTTCGTCTCTTCCAACTGTAACAAATATTACTATATTATTTTTATCCAATTTTGCAAAGTGTGCCATAACTTATCCAAACGTAACTGTTTCACTTGTGGTTGATGTTGCAGTTACTTTATACGTTGTAAAACCTCCTGCAGATGTATTTGAACTTGTTACACCACCAGAAAACGTAACTGTTTCTGATGTTGGAACTTTTATTAATACAACACCTGAACCACCTGCTGCACCTATTCTTGTAGAAGTGCTACCACTTAAAGAGCCACCTCCACCTCCTCCACCTCTATTTGCTGCACCTGCTGTTGGTACAACATTACTTTGACCAGAACCACCATTTCCACTTACACCTGAAACACCTGAACCACCAGAGCCTGTATTAAAAGCAAAACCTGCATTATCGTGACCACCTCCACCTCCTCCACCTGAATAGACTAAACTATCAATACTTGAAGTAGAACCTGCTCCACCATTTCCTGCAGGAGATGAAGTACCACTGTTTGAACCTGCAGCACCTGCTCCACCTCCACCACCACCTCCGTGAAAACCAGAGCCACCACCATTAAATCCTTCTCCACCATCATTACCTTGTGATGGACTTGTTGATGGGGTATTACCACTACCTGCACTAAAACGACCACCTAATCCTGTATTTCCACTATCTGAACCACCTCCTGAACCTCCGTCATTTGCTGCGTTACTATAGTTTCCACCACGACCACCACCTGCTGATGTAAATGACCCAAACACTGAATTATTTCCATTATTACCTGCTGTGTCAGCAGCAACTGCAGCACCACCTGCACCAACAGTTACAGTATAAGCAGTACCTCTAACTAACTCTTGATTAGTAAATTCTCTGAAGCCACCTGCTCCACCTCCACCACAAGAACGATTGTTTACACCTGAACCAGAGCCACCACCTGCTACAATTAAAAAATCAGCAAATAAAGGTGTTTCACCTGAACCAAATCCTAATATATTATATCCAAAACTAGTCATTAAGTGTCATTCTTAGCATTTGTTGTAAAAAATAATTTAATACCATGTAACCTACAATCTCCTGCCATATCATCATTAGTGTCAGACACGTCTCTTCCAATCCTAAAATATACAAGTTCATTAGCTGCAGGAAGACCTGCAATTGTTATATCACCACTTTCAGGCGAAACTAACATTTCTTCAACAGCACCTTGTGCATCATCTTGTACCACTACTGCTGCTCCATAATCTGTATCAATAGAGTCATTATCAGCAAAAGCCACCCCTTGCAAACTCATCGCCACACCAGTTGTTGCCGCAATACCAGACCAATAAAACTGAAAAGTTACAGTTCCTGCGTTCCAAGATTTTGGAAAAGCTACGTTAAATTGAGCAAACTCATCAGAATCTTTATCAAAATCTAACACTATCATATCTGGTCTGCCAGAAGTTGTTTCCACAACTGTATGACTAGAACAACCATTGCTTGTTGTAGGTTTCATTGCTAAAGCAGGAATCCATATAGACTCCTTCCCTGCAACCTTAACTGCACTACTGCTTACAGTTATATCTGAATCAAAATTACCACCATCTGCTTTACTCACAGTATCTGCTACTGAGAACACGTCAAATACCACAATTACTACTGTGTCTCCATTACTAGCAGTTGTTCCCAATACAATTGATGTGCCACTTGTTGCAGTGTAATCTGCGTCAGCTAACTTTACACCATTTTGGTACACATCTACATAGTTACTGTCTCTGTAACTTAAAGTTGTACCCTCTGCACTTGCACCACTAAATGTGTCAGTTGATGAATCAGACACAGTGTAGGTGTGAACCCTACGTACTCCGTTAGATGGACTGACTCCTATGTATGCCATATATTACTCCTATGTTGCATGAACTAACATTGCAAAAAAATGACTTCTTCTATCAGCGTTATCATGAAGAGTTATAGTTTCGTCTGAATCAACAAAAACTTCTATGTAATCTGTACTACCATTCATCTCTAACATACCAGTTGGCAAAGGAATTTCAGTATTTGTAATTATATCTGAAGAAAATTGAAATTGAGTTCTTATAGCACCTGAACTTGTTCCTGTGCCACTGTCACTTTTTCTTATCTCAAAAGAAGCAGTTTGATAAGCACCACTTGTTAGTATTCTAACAGAGCCACCACAAAGATAATATCCTGCAACAGATGGTGTATATCTATGATTTGATGTACTCCAACCACTTATAGTATCTATCTCAACAGACTCCCATTCTACTTTTCCAAAACCACTAGATGGGTCAAATGATTGGTCTGTATTAGATGCTTGTACTTGTAAAATAACACCTTTAGGTATTAGTATGCCATTGCTATTTATAGTTGTGCCACTAATGCCACTGCCTATTACTTGTGTTAATGCCATTCGTTACTCCGTTGGTTTTGTCGGAAACTTAAAGTCTTTATCACTCATTGACTTAAAAGTTTTAGTTATATCTCTTAAATCTTGACGATATTTTTTCCAAGCATCACTCATTGTTGGCATATCTGATAAAGTCATGTAATCTGTTCCAGCTAATAAACTATTTCTAGCTGACCTTAAATTAGCTAATTCTATTTCTGCATCAGGTGTTATAGCATCAAGAGCTTTTTGTTCTTCACTTGTTATATCTTTAACAACTGTTTCCTTTGTTAAGAAATCATATACAATTTTTTTTGCCATAGTTTTACCTTATAATTCATAAAAAATATTAACAGTGCCATCATCAAAATT